GTTGTTGAACGATGCCATGTCTGCGCTGAGGGCCGTCATCTGCATCGACATATTTGCCGATGCATCTTCAGTCATGCCGATGTTGTTGAACAGCGTGCCGAACGTGCCAGCGGCCTTCAGAGCTTCAGTCTCGGCAATACCAATGGCTGTCGTGCCCTTGGCGAAACGCTCGACTGCATTCGCCGAATCTCCAAAAACAATGCGAGACCTGTTCTGTTCTTCGACAAGGTTTGAGGAAGCTTGCACAAACCCGGTCATAGCTCGGGTTGCACTCCCTACAACCCTTGCGAACAGCTGCACGGCCGTCACGCCGGCAGAGAACGTCGTGGCGAGCTGAATGCCGCGGAGGCGGCTTCCGATCCGAGAGAACTTGTCCAGCTTAGAGCTGGCATCGCGAAGACCAGCAGACAGCCCGCCTGTGGATGCTGTGATTCCAACAGAGACTTTGCCGAACTGGTTTGCCATCTACCCGATCCTTGGGATTCGCTGCAGAATCTCGTGGATTTCCCTAGGTGTTTGCGGACGTTGCTCGACAGGCATGAAATCGGAAGGTCTTCTCAACGGCTGAGACTTTCCGCGGTGTGCGTTGTAAAACTGACAGGCTTGCACAGCATGCCGAAGCCACTCATCGCCAAACGGCTCGAGTTCGTAAAACGCCAGCCATTCGTAGAGCAGATCGACGGGCATGCTCTTAGCAAGCTCATCGACATCCCACTTTCCCAGTGCTAGGGCCAGCCGGAAAAGGAACTTCCTGATCGGCCGGCCTTCTAGTTTTTTGCTGCTTCCTCTACTGCTGTCGCATTGATGCCGTTGAGAGCAAAGCCCTTGTCGACAATCTCCTGCACAACATCAGAATCAAGCTCGCCTAGCCACTCAGCGTCGGCATCCTCAAACAGACGCTTGCCTGCTTCATCAACACAGACAAGCGTCAGGAACCTGGCCCGGATGTTGTCGAGGTTCACTGAACCGACGCTGCCGCCGGTCACCATCTGCTCAAACTTATCCCGGCCAGCCGCCGAGAGCTTAGAGATGAAGATAGGCTCATCGCCAAGCTCTGGAACTGACAGTGGCTCGCGAGGCATCACGCCTCGCTTCGCCTTGATCTGATCTCGTGTAAGTGCCATTGCGCCCTTTTCCTATCAACCAATGCTGCCAGAGAGCTTGACGGTCGCGGTGGCCGTCATCAGCTCTTCTTTACTGGCAGTGATATCGAAGCCCGTCAAATACCCGTAGGCCGACCAAGCCGAGATAGCAGCGGCCGCGCCGTTTGGATACGTGATCGTCAGTGCTTGGGTGGTGCTGTCGTTTGTCAAGGCACCTACAATCGTTGGCTTAAGCGACGGGTCAAAATGCACCTCGCAGCTCAGCTCACCTGGGTCATACATGCTCGACGCCAGAAAATCCTTGCCGCCGCTGGTCGCGAGGTGCGAGGCATCCACGGTGTTTCGGCTCAGCCCAGAATGCGAGATGCTCGCAAGCTTGAGGGACGAGAAAACACTACCAAACGAGACAGTTGCGCCGTCTGCAATATCGCGAGCCATTTCACGCCTCCTTGCGTGCTAGGGTTCGATATGAATCATTTCCACTGTTAGGTCGGTGCGGTAGACCGGCATTTGGTCACCAGCTGCAGGAGATTCGATCGTGTCGCTTTCATCGGTGATGCGAACCAGCCGAACGTCTGCAGTTTGCTTGTATTCTAAGGCCCGCCTTATCGCACGTGCGAGGTTGCGAGATTCCAGGTAGGTCTCAGCAAGGCACGACAGGGTGTAGATGCCACGTGCAAACGCTGCTGTGTTGTCCAGGCTCAGGAAGGCATTCCGGCTATTGTTTTCTCGTGCGTAGACAACCGCAGGGAATGTGCCGCCCTGCGGAGCCTGAGCGGCATAGACCCTATGACCAGCAAACATCGCCACTTCTGGCGCAGCCGACAAAAACCCGACCAGTGCTTCGTCAATGTGCTGCATGGCGAGTCTCTACTAGATGATGACGAGTTTCTTGGATGCTGACCGGAGAGCCTTCTGCTGCCCTTCAGCGATTGCAGATTTGAGGTTGTTGCCAAGCTCGCTTTTGAGTTTCTGCATGAGGCTTCTTCTGTTTTTCTTCAGCCACTTCTCGAAGTATTTCTTGCCTTTTATGGGCCTGGTTCCTTCAAGGAAGACTGCATCTGAACGTGGCCGCCTGAGAGGCTTGAGATACTGGTATTTCCGGTTGTATCTCCATTCGATCCTAAACGCACGACCTCTAGGAATCCTTTCCTTGACGCCACTTTCGACGAAATGAGAGACGTTTCCGCCACGTGCCTTGCCCTTTGCCGTTGTGCCTCTGCGATAGCCGAGACGGCCGATGACATTAGTTCCCTTCAAACTCCCTTTTGCGGGCTTTCGCCTCGGCTTGTTGACGATTGCTCCGACAGAGTTTCCAAGGCTTCCCCTATTCCTAGGGGTGCTAGCCTTAAGCGAAGCCAACTTCGATTCTGCAGTCTTCTTGATGGCCTTTGACAGATACTTCTTCTGAAGCGAAAAGTTGAGCTGCCTAAAACCGTCGATCACGGCTTGGGCATCCTTGCCGCTGACAGTGATGTTGACGAGGTTGTTTCGCTTTCCAAGCAGCCCGAACAATGCCATCAGTCCACAACCTCCGTCACCAGCAGCTCGTGCTCGACCCTGCGGCCTTTCTCGAGCACGCTGATGATCTCAAAGGTTCTGCCCTCAGCAATGATGCGAAACTTTGGCTGCAGTCCTTGGGTGTATCGCATGCGAATGCGATGGGTCACCGTAGCCTCGACAGCCAGGGCGTTGATCGACTCGACGCCGCTCAGCGGCAGGATTGCAATGTATCTGGTTGCCCAATCGCTCCACGTCAGCGTGTACTCACCGAGGCTGTTCCTGGCCTCGACAGGCTGCTGGATGACCGCTTTTGTGTCGAGTTGGCCCGTGTTCATCACTCACCGTAGATCGCAAGGATATATGGCGAAGATGCCGTGTCGTTAAAGTCGAACGTCACTCCTATGTAGCCGTTGAGTGCCATTCGTCATGTCCCGTAGATCACTAGCGAAAAGTTGCAGGTGCCAGCCGAAAGTTTCTGCACGCGGAAGTTCTCGCTAACGTCTGACAGCTGAACGCGAGTGAAAGCGACCTCGTCATTGTCCGAAACAACGAAGTGACTTGCTGCAGCTGGCTGCGATGCGCTCGTTTTGCCATCTGCCTGAAGAGCAAAACCCGTGATCGTATCGAACGACACCAAGTCTCCACTAGCGTCGCGATAGCCTCCCAAGAACCCGCCGCCTTCCGGCGGGCCGTACTCAATGACCGTCGTGCTTACAGTTCCACTGGCTATGGCAATCTTGCCCGACGTGACAGCTGTGTTGCTCGCCAAGCGAATCTTCTTGAGAACCTCAAGACCTTCATCGCTTGCGTTGTCGTTGAAGTCCACTGCAACAGAAATGCTGCCTTCCACGCTCATGCGTATTTCCTCCATGCAAGAGGAGCGAGCAGGTCATAGACTCCCAGCGGAACGTCTTTGTTTCCGCTGCGGTCGACCGCCTCGCGATTGGTATACCAGTGCGAAACCAGCATCTTGATCGCGTGCTTCGCGGCCTGCGGCACTGCTGCCACGCTGCCATAGCCCGCGAGATACGTGACTTGAACCGCTTTGTCGTCGATGCGTGTGCTGGGCCAAGTCTCAAGGTAGAGCGGGTAGGCGAGCCCTGGCACGAAGTCTTTGTCGACCCGGAAGTCTTGCGTGCTGCTTTCAGCCCACGTCAGCGTCTGAGTAGTCCCGCCTGTGTCCACGTAAGCAATAGAGACGGTGGCCTCCGAGCTCGAGGCATTTAGCCGCAACGGCGGGCGCGGAAGCTCGATGCGAACAGCCTGGAAGTCATCGAAGGCCACCGTGTACTGGCAATCCGCGAACGTCCGCTCGCAGTAGTCCTCGCACCATTTCCTGGCCGCGTCGATCAGGCCGGCGATGTAGTCGTCGTCGTCGGTGAAGTCAACGATCCGCAGATGCTCTTTAGCCTCGGCAACAGTGACAGGCCGGGCATCGCTCGTGGGCTCTGTAGCCACAACAAGAGAGCGATATGACCTCGAGGTGGCCCGATTGTACTGCCAGCCGTAAAGAGTCATGGCTCATGCCTCCTGGCAACACGCCGCTTGCTAGCCTTCTTTGCGGTTTTCTGAACGGGAGCGGTGGCTTGCTCTTCCTCGTGCCGCACGATCGCTTGCTCGAAAAGCGTCTGCGGAGCCGGCTCGACGATGCCCATCTGCACCATGCTGCGAGCCACGCCGTCGCCAAGCTCGTAGACCTGGCCGCGGCGATATGTCTGGTAGTGCCGTAGAAAACGAACTCTCATTGCCACACATCCTCCGGTGGTCTGCCGCCCTTATCCCAGAACTCGCCAGGATGCTGCAGCGTTTGCGCCATTCCCTTGTCGGGCCACTTGATGTAGCACTCAAGGTGGCCGACAGAAACCCTCGTGCAGATGCCTGCCTTGAGCCCGGCACTTTTCGCTTGGGCCCAAAAATGGATATCCGGGTCGACCCTGCCTTCGCCCCAAGTACCCTGCTCGCTTGGAGTGCCCTTGAACCAAGGCCGAGGCACTTTCTTGAGAGAAGATGCCTTTAGCAGCGTCAGCCCAAAATGAGCGGTGTTGACCGGCAAGACGTTGTGGTACAGCAG